GATCTTTGCGGAGGTTGATCTTATATACGTCAACCTTCTGCTGATCGGCGGGCAGGTCTTTGCCGCCCTTATCTTGCGTGATCGGAGTAACGACAGTACGGTCTGTCTTTTCCCTCGCCGCCCGTGGCAGTGTCGGTGCATCCTCCCTGATCTGCCGCTCTACCACTTGCGCCGCACGCTCTACGGTAGGAGCGGTAACATGGTACGTCACCGTAGGCGCACGCTGCCCCGACTGTACCTCAGCGAGACGTTTTTGCAGTGTCTCAGCATTGCTCTTGGAGATGTCGAGCTGCGCCCGCAGGGCTGCCATATCCTGCGTTTCTTCCTGCGTCATGACAGCGGGCTTTTGCACTGTGGTCTGCTCAGTTGCAGAGTCCCGCCCGACGGCGTAGGCGATGCCGATGAGCAGAATGAGAAGGATCACCAGCAGAGCCGTCTTGTGCTCTGTGACCGCCCTCGTTGCACGCTCAATCATTCGGCGTGCCTCCCTGCGCTTCCCATGCCTTGCGGTACCAGTTCGCCTTGCCGCGCAGTACATCACCGCCGCGCCCGCCGTCCTCTGCCCACGGGTGGTATTTCGGGCTTTCGAGCGTGCCGAGATACTCGAGATCCCAACGCT